TTGAAAGCGAAATAGATCGGCAAAGAAATTTTGTTGATGGTTGGCATTATGCTGCAAAGCAATTTCAAGAAAATTCTGAGAATGCTTTTAAGCGTGGTGAAGCTGCGTTTTCATCTGTAATGAGTAACATGGATTCAGCAATAAGCAATTTTGTAGAAACGGGAAAATTTAAGTTTGAGGATTTTGCTTTAGGAGTTATTAAAGATTTGATTCGCATGGAAATGCAAGCGCAAGCATCTATGTTGTTTAGATCAATGATTGGTATGTTTAGTTTTGGCGCACCATCAGCATTGCCAGATTTTTCAATGAATGCAGTTGCGGGGATGCGAGAAATGGCATCTGGTGGTGCAATTAATTCACCTACTATTGTCGGTGAAAACGGTGCAGAGTTGTTTGTGCCAAATACGCCCGGCACTGTCATTCCAAACGGATCATGGCAACAGGCGGCGGCAAGTATGGGCAGCAGTGGCTTTACAAATAACGGCACATACATTGCCAGCATGAGCGCAATTGATACGCAATCAGCAACGCAGTTTCTTGCATCAAATAAAAATACAATTTGGGCGGCGTATCAAAGCGCAAATCGTAGTGTTCCCATATCGAGGTAAAAAATGGCAACGGTTCCATATACATTTGCAAGTCAAGCGGGCACTATTCCTTTACAGCAATTAGATGATAATTTTGCGGCTATTCCATCAGGTGCATCAGTAAATATTCAGGAATTTACTACGCCCGGGGCAACAAATTGGATAAAGCCAGCAACGGCTACAAATGTAAGAATTTTTTTAGTAGGCGCTGGTGCTGGCGGTGGTGCTGGTGCAAGACAAGCAACAGCAACAGGAAGATCGGGCGGCGGCGGTGGTGGCGGTGGCGGCCTTGGAATATTTGAAATTCCTGCTGCGTCATTAACTGCGACAGTTACGGTAACAATTCCATCTGGCGGTGCTGGTGGTACAGGCGCATCATCTGATACATCTTCAGGTGCTTCTGGTACACCAGCATTACCAACAACATTTGGAACATATTTTCAAGCTGGCGGCGGTAATGGTGGAACTGGAGGAACTACAACAACAGGAACAGCGGGAGTAGGTGCAACAGGATGGCCGGCTGCAACTGGATATTCAGGGGTATCTGGTGGAACAGGGCAAATTGGGAATGGTTCAGCAGCGTCTTCAGGAGTATTTTCAGCAACAGGCGGCGGTGGCGGTGGTGGCAGCGGCGCAGGAATAACAGTGACAACTGCTGGAGGTGCTGGCGGTGCAAAAGCGGTTTCAAATAACATTTCAGGATATGCAACAGCATTAACGGGCGGCATTGGTGCATCAGGGCAAATTGGAGGCAATGGTAATCCATCAAATTTTAGATATATTGGAGGAACTGGCGGCGGTGGTGGAGGTTATGTTACCGCAACAGCAGGGAAAAATGGTGGAACAGGCGGCTATCCGGGCGGCGGTGGTGGTGGTGGCAGCGCATCAGATAATGGTTTTGTTTCTGGTGCTGGTGGTACAGGCGGCGCAGGGTATGCACTTATAATTTCATGGTGATTTATGTCATTGCAAACAATTCTTTCGGTGGCTGAATCGGTTGGCATTAACGATCATAAATTTGTTGGGCAAATGTTGTCGCGCAATATGCGACTTAGCACATCCGAAATTTTGACGGTGCAACCATTTGAGTTTGAATTAAGGCCGATGAATTATTTGCTTTATTCGCAGAATCGCGCAGTGCTATCTGCGCTGCGGGGAGTGGATCGGCAGGGCGAACAATATTTAAACTTTGGTTCTACCGGCTGGCTTAATTACATTGCCTATCGTGGCGATATGACAAGCGTTCAAATTAACTCAACAGCAATTCAAACGGCAACCGCAAATAAAACTATTGTATTGGGATCACTGCCAGCAATACCTGCAATTTCTTATATTGTAAAAACAGGCGATTTTATACAGATTGATAGATACGCATACATTGCAACGGCAGACGTTCAGAGAGGCGCAAGCGCAACCGTAAATATTCCTGTGCATAGAACGGTAATGACAACGGTGGGCGCACCTATTGGCGCGGTCATAGGGCAATACGGCACGACAACTGCACTGGGTGGCAGCACTTATACAGGCATTACCTTCCCGGTAATTATGCGTGACTATCCTACATATTCGCTTATACCAATGACCAATGATTCATTCATTCAATGGACAGGTGGATTCAGAGCAATTGAGGTGGTGCTATGAATACAATTCCACCAATTGCCGATACAAATAACATTCGATATGCAAATTTTGTGCGAATAACAACGGCATCAGCGACATATAGATTTGCTACAACGCCCACAGCAATAACGGTTTCGGCTGTTGACGCTTTGCCTTTTACTGGTCTTGGTCAATTAGTTAGCGTAGGATCAGCGCAGCGAGATATTAAATCCACAGCTAATGAAACAACAGTGACGCTTGTTGGTATTGATACTTCAATGCTGGCAATGGTTTTAGGCGCAGATATTAAAGGCTCACAAATTGAAATGTGGCATGGGTTTTTTGATACAAATAACGAATTAATTACATCAAATAATATTACGTGGCAAAATAATTCAGAGCAATTAGTTGAATGGGTAAACGCATCAAATGCAATTACAAATTGGTCAAGTAGTTTATCTAGTTCTGGGTTATATCAATTTTTTAATGGGTATATAAATTCATTCACAATCAATGAACAGTGGATGGAAGAAGCGCGAGGATATGTTGGTGTGATTACTGTGTCGGCATCTTCCATTCAATTAATTTTGCAAAATCGAGTTGCTGGTAGATACACAAATAATAATTCATGGCAATTTTATAATTCGGGCGATGATTCAATGAATCGCGTAAATTACATCAGCACAATAAACTATTATTTTGGCAAGGGCGCAACATCATAAAACAGGTGAATATATGATAAGACAAGCAAACAAATTTGATATTAAAGTAATTATTAAATTGCTTAAACAATACAGAGAATCTGCGCCATTAGATGTTTTAAAGTATGCGAATGATGAGGAATATATAACTCAGTTATTGTCCGAATTGTTGGCGGGATCAGGCGTTATATTTTTGGCTGAAAAAGATGATGTAATTATCGGAATGCTGATTGCCGCAATCATACCGAATATATGGAACCCACAAGCGCGTCAATGTAGTGAGGTGGCATATTGGGTTGATCCTGAATATCGAGGCGGCACAGCGGGTTACAGATTGATTACTGCCTATATTTCAGAATGCAATGCAATGGTAAAGCAGGGCAAAATACAATTTTATACGATGACTAAAATGGTCAATTCGCCAGACTTAAAATATAACAAGTTTGGTTTTAATAAACTCGAAGAAACATGGTATAGATAATGCCCGGTTCAATAATTGCAAGTTATCTTGTTAGTGCAGGAGTTATTTCCGCTGGCACTGCGGCAGCAATAACTGCGTTTGCAATTAATATTGTTGCAAGCGCGGTTATTGCTAGAGTATTTGCGCCAAATGAACCAACAATAAATTCTTCGGCAACTCAAAATCCGGGCAGTAGAGCAACGCTTCCACCAGCAAGTGATAATAAATTGCCTGTTGTTTATGGCTCTGCTTATGTTGGTGGCGCTGTTGTTGATATGAGCATCACAAGTAATAACCAAAAAATTTATTATGTTATTGCTTTGTCTGAAGTAACAAATACTGAAACAGGCGGCACACCAGATACATTTACATTTGGAAATATTTATTACGCTGGCAAAAAAGTTATTTTTGATAGTGTTGATTTAACCAAAGTAATTGCATTGCGTGATGAATCAACTGGTTTAGACGATACGACTGTTAATGGATACATTAATTTTTATTTGTATCGCAATGGCATAAACAATTCGACAAATACATCATTATCTGCAACTCAAGTAATGAATCAAGGTGGTCTTGTTTATACATGGCCTTCATCTAAATTAATGAGCAATTGCGCGTTTGCAATTGTTCTATTGACATACAACACTGCGGCAAATGTTCGCGGTTTGGATTCTATGAGATTCCAAATTACAAATTCACGTTATCAGCCCGGCGATTGTTTTTTAGATTATTTTTCATCATCAAGATATGGTGCGGCATTACCTTTAGCAAATATTGATACAACAAGTTTAACCGCATTAAATACATATTCAAATCAAACTATTAATTATGTTGATTATGATGGTATTCCAAGAACCATAACAAGATTTAGATTTGACGGGGTTGTTAATACACAGCAATTCATTATGAGCAACATTCAGTTAATGGCAAATAGTTGTGATTGCTTAGTTAAATATAATGAAATAACTGGTCAATGGGGCGTGATTGTTCAGCAACCGACATATACGGTTGCAATGGCTTTGGATGATTCTAATATTATTTCTGGTTTAACTGTTTCGCCTGTTGACATAAGTAATTCATTTAACATTGCAGAAGTTAAATTTCCTGATGGCACACAACAAGATTCATTTGCATCTGCTGCATTTGATTTGGCAGTAATTAATCCATCTTTGTTGTATCCAAACGAACCAGTAAACAAACAAGAAATTACATTAAATTTTGTAAATAACAATGTTCGCGCTCAATTGCTTGCCAATAGATTTTTAGAATCTTGCCGTGAAGATTTGCAGGTACAACTAAAAATTAATTATGTTGGTTTGCAATTAGAAGCAGGTGATATTGTTTCTGTTACAAATGCAAATTACGGATGGACTGCAAAATTATTCAGACTTTCAAAAGTCATTGAAGATTTTGGAAATGATGGAAGCATTACCGCAACGCTATCATTAATGGAATTTAATCCGCTGGTTTTTGATGATGCCAATGTCACAGAATTTACACCAGCACCAAATACAGGCCTTAGTTCGCCATTAACATTTGGAACAATACCAGTTCCCACAATTGGCGGCTTGTATCCAAATGCTGCAAACCCATCATTCCAAATAAATGTAACAACATCATCAAATGGCATTGTGCAATATGCTGAAATTTGGTATTCAGCATTTAATAATCCTACAAGCGCACAAAGAATATTTGCTGGTACAACAGAAGTGCAATCAAGCGGCAATCCATATAATCCATCTACTGCAATGCCGCCTGTTATTTTGGCAGGAATACCGGCTGGAAATTGGTATTTTTTCAGCAGGATGGTTAATCAATTAGGAAGCAGTGATTTTTCTAGTGCATCAGCATTGTTACAGTGGAGGCCAACAACATTTACATATGATAATCAATATCTTGTTGTTGCTTACGGCGATAATTTATCTGGTTCTGGATTAAATGCTTTGCCTATTGGTAAAAATTATTACGGTTTATATAATTCAACAACATCATCATTTAGCACAAACCCGGCTGATTACACTTGGTATTTAGCGCAACCGACATTTGGCACAGCAAATAAACTTTGCTATATAAATCGAACAGGTCGCACATTTAGTTTTGGCACGGCTCCAGCAGCTTATGCTGCGGCAACAGCGGCTTATGTTCCAGCATCTACATTTGATTCTTCATTGTGGTCTGCTTTACCTGATGGCACAAATTCAATTGATCTTGATATACGGACTGGGCAATTACTGACAACAGGAACAACAACAGTTGGCGGTGGTGAAATTGCAATCAGCAATAATCCGAATGGCACATTAGTTGGATCGCTTTCGCAATTTCTTGATTTTGGTGGAGCGTCAACATTCACAGGAAGTGCTGCAAATATTACGATTGATATTTATGGTCGCGTTGTTGGTCTTATTCCTCCTGATGGTTTTTTCTATACAAGCAATGAATTTGTAGCGACTGCTGGGCAAACTATATTTACTCCACCGGCTAGGGTTGCTGGATATATTAACGGTCAAGATTTGGTTTTTAGAAATGGCGTATTGCTTATACCGACAAGCGAATATACGGAAACTACAAGCGCAATAACAATGTTAAATGCTTGTGCGGTTGGTGATGTTGTTTCAATTATTTCTTTTAGATCAAATAGCACAGCAGTTTATTATGCAAGTATGGATATTGCATATGCATCTGGATCAGGAACAAATACATTAACTTATTCAAGTCTCCCAAGTCAGTTAATTTATGCTGGCGATATTTTAACTTTTGCAAATACTGGAACCCCAACACAATACACAGTATCTTCAATTAATTACACAACAAAGCAAATTGTATTTACAACAACATTCACAGCAACAGCAGGAAATTCTGTTTATAGATATCGAGCATTGGGATCAACATACAGAACATTTAGCCGATGGGATGTTACTTTAACGGCAGCATCAACTTATACACCGACTGAATTTCAAATTGTATCTGGCGCAGAAGTTTTCTTTTTGAATGGCACATTAGTAAACGATCAAGATTATGATCTAGCTTCTAATACAGTAAATAATTTCCCATCAACTGCAACCGGAAATTTTACAATTATTCAATTTGCACATAATAATTTGGGTGTGCCTAATGGATCACCATCAATAATTTCAAGCTATACAGTTAACGGTCAATCAGTTTATACATTTTCTTATGATGCAAATGCGTTTGAATTATACGGAAACGGTTGTTTATATGTTCCGGGTGCTGGTAATGATTACACCACAGCAACCGGCACTTATGCTTTAAACCCTACACCAAATAACAATACGACAGTTCTTTCACAACAAACATTCTCAAGAACAGGTGCAGCATGACGCAAGCATTTAATCTTTCGCAATTAGCGAACAAGGTAAACACATCAGGTCAACTTGATGCCGCAACTGGTCTATCAGGTATAACGGCAGTGGCGAATGGCGGCACAGGTAAATCGTCAGTTACGTCCGGACGATTGCTTCTTGGTGCTGGTACATCTGCGATGACAGAACTTGCTGGCGGCGCAACTGATGATGTTGTTAAATGGAATGGCACTTCTTGGGTTTCAGGATTGGCTACTGGAAGCAATGCTCCAACAATAACAACTTATGCTGCACCCGGCACATGGACTTTAACTCCAACTGTAAAAGGTATAAAAGTCACAGTTGTTGGTGGAGGTGGGAATGGTGGTTCGGGTGGTGCAAGTTTAGGTGCTGGTGGTGGTGGTGGTGGTGGTGGAACAGCGATTGAATATTTATATGCGCCCGGTTTACCTGCCTCTGCAATTCCAATAACTGCTGGCTCCGGCACTAATAGTTTTGGCGCATTTTGCTCTGCTACTGGTGGCGGCAATGGCGGTACTGGAACAACAGGCACAGCTAGTGGCGGGTCTGGTGGAACCGGCAGTGGTGGAAATTTAAATATTGGTGGATCGGCTGGTGGTACGGGATTTGGTTCGGCAACAGCGACTAGAGCGGTTGCTGGTGGAGGTGGGAATTCTTCTTTGGGTGGTGGTGGTGGTAGTGCGGGTATTTCTTCAAATATAAGCGTAAACGGTTCGGCTGGTAGACCATATGGCGGCGGCGGTGGTGGCGGCGCTGGGCCGACAGGATCAGGCGGCGGCGGGGCAAATGGAATTGTTATTGTTGAGGAGTTTTATTAATGAAGGCTCTTATTTCTCCGCAAGAATTAGTTACTGATATTAATGGCAATGTCGGTTGCCGGGTTGCTCAAGTTGATGAACTAGGATTTGAAATTGCAAAACCTTTATTTTGGATTGGTTGTCCAGATAATTGTGTTGCTGATGAATGGTATTACATAGAGCAACAAGTTTTACCATTGCCACAACCGACAGAAATTATTGAAGATAATACGATTACAGAATAGGTCAATATATGTGCGACAAAATAACAGCGTTTGAAGTTAATGAGTATGTTCATTTGCAGGAATTTTTGCATATTGATTCATGCAATGAATTGACTGTTGAATTAAAAAAACTTGTCGCACAAAAACAAACAACGCAAGACTTGCAATGTCCATTGTCACAAGCAATACATGGCGCGATGGTGTTTGATAAATTGTTAGTGGATTTGTTGCCGCATTTTGAGCAAGCTGCTGGAAAAAAACTTTATCCTACATATTCTTATGCGCGACTATATGCGCCCGGCGATGAATTAATTAATCATACCGACAGAGAATCATGCGAGATAAGCGCAACAATTACTCTTGGATTTGATGGCGATGTGTGGCCTATTTATATGGGCAATGCTGACAAATCAATTGCCAATGAAATAAAAATGCAGGTCGGTGATGCGGTGCTATACAAAGGCATGACGCGACATCATTGGCGCGAAAAATATACTGAAGGCAAATGGCAAGCGCAAGTGTTTCTGCATTACGTAGATGCTAATGGGCAATATGCGGATTGGAAATTTGATAAACGTGCAAACTTAAATTTACAGAACAATACAGAATTTCAACAATGGATTTATACCGATATTCTCACGGCTGATGCTTGCGACAAAATTATAGCGGCTTATGATCCAGCAGAAAAGCTGCCACCTGTTATTGGTGTCGGCACGATTAATACTGACATCCGCAATGTTGAGCGCGTCATGCTGCCGGTATATAAAGACATCGGCGGCAGACTCGCAGCGGCAGGATTGTCTGCAAACAATCGCGCATGGAAATTTGATATTACCCATGCTAATCAAGCAGAGTTTTTAAAATACCCGGCGGGTGGTCGATACACAACGCACGTTGACACGCTAATGAATCCTGATGGCGAATGCCGAAAACTTACAGTGCTGGCATTTTTAAATGATGATTTTGATGGCGGTAAATTTTATTTGCAAAATAGCAACGAACGATATTATCCACCACAAGAAAAAGGAACCGTTATTGTATTCCCTTCATTTATGCCGCATGGCGTTGAGGATATAATTAGCGGCACTAGATATTCGATTGTCTGCTGGATGGTGGGTAAATTTTTTAGGTAAATAAAATGGATGAGAACATTGTCATCAAAACGGCTACAACGGCAACGTATGGTGGCTCTGCGACTGCAATAATTTTTGGCCTTACCGCAAATGAATTTGCTGCATTAGGCGGTTTGTTTATTGGCGTGGTCGGTTTAATTATTACTACTTGGTATAAACATCAGCATTTAAAAATTGCCAAAGAAAATTTAAAAGTAAGCAGCAACGAATAAAAAATACACCATAAGACAAAATAAAAATCTAAATCTTATGGTGCATTATGGAACCAATCTCTACGGCAATTATGATTGCCCAAGGCGTTAAACTTGCACTTACCGGCGTAAAAGAAACAGCA